AAACAATCGCAATGGGCTTTAGTATCACTGAAGAAGCAGTTGAGGACAACCTCTACGCTTCACTCTCAGCTCGCTACACCAAAGCCTTGGCTCGCGGTATGTCTTACACCAAGCAGATTAAAGCTGCTGCTGTGTTGAACAACGGTTTTACTGCTGGTTATAACGGTGGTGACGGCGTTCCTCTTTTCAGCGCTGCACATCCCTTGGTTTCTGGCGGTGTTAACAGCAACATTCCCGCTGTGGCGGCTGATCTTAACGAAACTTCTCTCGAGAACGCCGTTATTCAGATTTCACAATGGGTTGACGAGCGTGGTCTCTTGATCGCTGCCCGTCCTGTTAAGTTGATTGTCCCACCTGCACTCCAATTCGTTGCAACCCGCTTGTTGGGTACTAAGCTTCGTGTTGGTACTGCTGATAACGATATCAACGCCATTGAGAACAATGGTTCAATCCCACAAGGCTACTCAATCAATCACTTCTTGACCGATGCAGATGCATGGTTCATTAAGACTGACGTACCTAACGGCTTGAAGCATTTTGTTCGTTCACCACTGGCAACAGGAATGGATGGTGATTTCGATACCGGCAACATGCGTTATAAAGCTCGTGAGCGTTATTCGTTCGGCTGGTCTGATGCCCTCGGCATGTATGGTTCAGCAGGTGCTTAAATAAACTGCTAGTTAGTTTAGCCCCCACTCAAAAGGTGGGGGTTTTTGTTTGTTCAGCCTTTTTAGCTAATCGTTCTTCATGATGGTGAATACGATGGCAGTTAGCACATAAGGGCACGCACTTACTTACTTCTTCAAACGCTGCTCTAAAATTATTATTATGTACAAGCTCGTATAGTTTACGATTAGATGGGTCGCGCTTAACATGATGAAAGTCAATTACTGATGGGTTAGACAACCCACACTTAACACAGGATTGGGTGGCTTTAAACTCTTGCCACTTTACCCTAAATGCCTTTTTTGTTAGAGCAGTTTTAGCTTTTACGGCGGTTTTGTTGGCCTCATAATGCTTCTTTGAATACTCTTTATGTTTCTGCTTTCGCAATTCTTTATCTTTATACGGCATTGGGACCCTTACGTAATAAGTTGCTTTCGTAATTATGCCCCATAAATGTTGCGTTAATCTCATTAATGTAGTATAAATGGGATATTACTGGGTAACCCAGTTCTATAGACCGACCCAGCGGACGATGCAGAGACTATAGAACGATGTACTGCATATACAAGGAATAATAATGGCACAAACTTCATTTTCAGGCCCAGTCAATCTCGGCGTGTTCACTGTTGCAACCGCACCTACTGTAGCTTCTACAGGTAGCGTAGCTTACTTTTCAAACGGTGCCGCTGGCAGCCCAGTATTAGCGTTCTTTGACGGTACAAACTGGAAGCGCTCAGACACCTTAGCCACTATTGCTGCTGCTTAATTAACCTTTGGATGCTGGTTGATACCAGCTTCAACCACTTAAACAGCGGATTTAAATGGCTACCAAAAAAACTCCCTCTCTAGCTGTAGGTCGTGGTGAAAAGCTGCCCGTAGCTAAAGGGGCTGGCTTAACTGCAAAAGGTCGTGCTAAATATAACGCAGCCACAGGCAGTAATCTAAAAGCCCCACAACCAGAAGGTGGTGCGCGTAAGAAGTCGTTTTGCGCTCGTATGAGTGGTATGCCGGGTCCTATGAAGGACGAAAAAGGCAAGCCCACACGTAAAGCCGCAAGCCTAAAACGATGGAAGTGTTAAAGATGAATTTTGAAGCTGTTTGGAGTGGCGTTCTAACTATTGCAATGGCTACAATAGGTTGGCTTCTAGCTGCTAGGTCAAAGCAAATGGACGAATTTAAGGCTGAGTTTCAGCGTATTGCTATATTACTCAATCGCACAAGAGAAGAATTAGCGAAGGAGTATGTTACAAAAGCTGAAGTTCATGCCGATATCAACAGGGTGCTAGACCGTTTAGAGCGCCTAGATGAAAAACTAGATAGACTAATGGACAGTAAACGTGCCGGCAATTAGTAAAAAACAAGAGAATTTTATGCAAGCAGTAGCGCATAATCCTAAGTTTGCAAAGCAAGTAGGGGTCCCACAACGTGTGGGTAAAGAGTTCACTAAATCAGAAGGTGGTCAAATGAAAGAGTCAAAAGCAATGGTTAAGAAGGAAATCGACTTCATGAAAAAGAAGGGCGCTCCTAAATCAATGATCAAGCATGAAAAAGGCGAGATGAAGATGGCTCGTGGCGGTGGCGTTGAAAAGACAGGTAAGACCGATGGTAAGATGGTTAAGATGGCTAAAGGCGGGTATGTAAGTGCTGCTGATGGCTGTGTGTCTAAGGGCAAAACAAAAGGCAAGATGGTATAACTATGTTATCCTCACGGGGTATGGGAGCTATGCTCTCAAGTAAGATGTCAAAACAAGCCAAACGTAAGGATGGCGGTATGTCTGACGGTTATGCCGAAGGTGGTAAGACTAAATCCCGTGTGAATGAATCAGGTAATTACACCGAGCCCGGAAAACGAAAGAATATATTTAATAAGATCAAAGCTGGCGGTAAAGGCGGTGATCCGGGCGAATGGAGTGCGAGAAAGGCTCAGATGTTAGCTAGGGAATATAAGCAATCAGGTGGCGGGTATAAATGAAGAAGCCCCAAGAGTCCCTAAAGCGCTGGACTGAGCAAGATTGGAAGACCAGCGATGGTAAACCGTCTAAGGGTAAGAAGCGTTATTTACCTGCTAAAGCGTGGGAGGCATTAAGTGCTTCAGAGAAAACAGCCACAAATAAGGCTAAAGCCGCAGGTAACAAGGCTGGTAAGCAGTTCGTAGCACAACCAAAGGCGGTTGCTAAAAAGGTTAAGGCATACAGAGCATGACAACATCCGGACTTAGCACATTCAATTTAGAGTTCACTGACCTAGCTGAAGAAGCGTGGGAGAGGTGTGGTTCTGAATTACGAGATGGTTACAGCTTACGCACAACACGTAGAAGCCTTAATCTACTTACTATTGAGTGGGCTAACCGTGGTATTAACCTATGGACTGTTGAGCAAGGCGCTATACCGCTTGTAACAGGACAGGCGACCTACGACTTACCCAATGATACGATTGATCTGCTAGATCACGTAATACGCACTGGAACGGGTCAAAACCAGACAGATATAAACATCAGCCGTATAGCTGAACCAACTTATGCGGTAATACCAAACAAAAACGCTTTAGCACGACCTATACAAGTATGGGTACAAAGATTATCTGGTGCGACATATCCAACAGTTGGGGTTGTTAACCCAAAGATACACGTATGGCCTACACCAAACGACCCCGGTGATCAATACACGTTTGTTTATTGGCGGTTACGTCGTATACAAGACGTAGGTGGTGGTACGAGCACCCAAGATATACCATTTCGGTTTCTTAACTGCATGGTTGCTGGGCTGGCTTACTACATGAGCATGAAGATCGCAGGTGTGGATACTAATCGCATGATGGCATTAAAGATGGATTACGAACAGCAGTTGCAGCTAGCTATGGATGAAGATAGAGAAAAAGCTCCTGTTAGATTTATACCACGTATTGTCAGGTAGGTGATTTATGTCATCTAGGTTTGCATCTGGTAAGAACTCTATATCGCAGTGTGATCGCTGTGGGTTCAGGTACAAACTTAAGCAGTTAAAAGCGCTTGTAATCAAACGCAACATAACAAGTATATTAGTATGCCCTACATGCTGGGAACCAGATCAGCCTCAGTTGTTGTTAGGTGAAACACCAGTAAATGACCCCCAAGCCGTACGTAACCCACGACCCGATAATAGTTATGTTGTTTCAGGTTTAGATTCAGATGGTAATCCTTCGGGTGGTAGTCGTATATTTGAATGGGGCTGGGCTCCAGTAGGTGGCAGTAGAGATGGCGGTATAACGCCAAATGCATTAAACTTAACAATAACGCTGGGCACCGTAACGGTTGCAACCACATAGGAGTTTGAAATGAAACAAGCAATGAAAAAAGTAGCCGATAAGGCTGTCAAAGGTCATGAAGCTCGTATGCACAAAGGTGCTAAGAAGATGGCTAAGGGTGGCGTGACATCAGAACAGATGAAACAAATGGGCGGTGGTTTAGCTCGTGTTGCCAACCAAGGTGGTAAATAATGGAAAAGCAAAAGCAAGTAGACCCCAATACAGTTAGTGCCAAGAACATGAAGGGAACTCAAGCCCCTCGCGTGTCTATGGGCGATCCTGATGCTAACGATGTCAAAACATCTGGCATTAAAATTCGTGGTACAGGCGCAGCGACTAAGGGCATAATGGCTCGAGGACCGATGGCATAATGAACTACGCTGAGTTATCTGCTGCTATACAAAATTACTCGGAGTCTGACGAGCAGTTGTTCGTGGACAACATTCCGACGTTTGTAAAACTTGCTGAACAG